ACATGGAAAAGTTGTTATAATAACGCACAACAAGAACTATGCGATTGCTTACGCAAGGAGTTTGAACGATGGCGACACGACTAGATGAATGGAAAGTCCTACCGCGTCTTATGATGCTGGTGACAACTATTATGTACATTCGCTGCTTAGAGTGGGCGATGTCACAACCGGACTTGTCCGTCAGTCAGGCGGGATTAATTTCAGTCGTAACAGGGGCTTTCACAGGAGCCTTCGGCATATGGATGGGTAAAGAGTCCACGACGACTGTCACATCAAACAAGGTTGTGCATCAAGAAAGGTACGACAAATGATTACATTACTTGGAAGTCTACTTGGATTTGGCACATCCTTTATGCCGGAAGTTCTTAACTTCTTCAGGGCGGGTCAAGATCACAAGCACAGTCTTGAGCGCATGAAGCTAGAGATGGACTTGATGTCTCGGCGCAATGAACTGAAGCTAGATATTCTGGACAAGCAGGCTGGGATCAAAGAGACAGAGGGGCTGTACAAACATGACAGCATGGACGCTGGAGGTTTTATTAACGCACTACGAGGCAGCGTCCGCCCTGTCATCACTTATGTTTTTTTTGGCCTTTTCGTTGCCATCAAGGTAACGGCCATAGTTGCGTTAATGGGCCAAGGAAACGATCTTGGTAGATCGTTGTCTCTAATCTGGGACGATGCTACATCTGGGTTGTTCGCAGCGATAATATCCTTTTGGTTCGGCGGGCGCGCCGTGTCGAAGTACATGAAAGGTGGGGGTGTTAAGTAAAATGGCTAAAAATATGAAGCACTATTTTCTTAGTGGTAAAGAGCATAAAGGTTCTACCCACAAAGCGGGTGGAAAACTTATGTCGGGGGCAAAGCACACGGCGACGAGCAAAAATCTTGTTCACTTGAGCGGCTTGTCGGCTAAAGCTAAGAAAATAGCAAAGGGCTCCTAGAAAATGGCTACTCCGTCAAAAGGTAAGGCCCGTGTTAAAGTTACTGCGAGCGGCAAGAAAGTAAGCTACGGGCAGGCGGGCAAAGCCAAGGGCGGGGGTCCGCGGGTTAAGCCCGGCACTTCGAAGGGCGACTCTTACTGTGCGCGGTCTGCGGCTCAAAAGAAGAAGTTTCCGAAGGCTGCTAAAGACCCGAACAGTCCTTTGAACTTGTCTCGAAAACGCTGGAAATGCTCTGGCACCAAGTCTAAGAGGACATAATATGTTTAAACTTTCAAAACGCAGCCTTGATAGGCTGGACGGCTTAGATGAACGCCTGATTGCGGTTGTCACCTCTGCCATTCACCGAAGCAAGATTGATTTTGGTGTGATCTGCGGCATGCGAACTCTGGAAGAGCAGCGCGCCTTGGTTGAGAAGGGCGCGTCTCAAACTATGAAGTCCAAGCACCTTGACGGACATGCCGTCGATTTAATGGCCTATATTGGTTCGAGAGGGTCTTGGGAGTTGAATCTTTATGATGATATTGCTGACGCTATGGCGGAAGCTGCCCGTGAGGTTGACGTTCCTATTCGTTGGGGAGCGGCATGGACAATTTCAAACATAGCTCAGTTTCACGGCGGCACGATGGAGGATGCCATGAACAGTTACATTGACGAGCGGCGCTCACAGAATCGCCGTCCGTTCATTGACGGGCCTCATTTTGAACTAATGCTTTAGATCACTATTGCCTTTTTATAAAATCCCAGTAGTCTGCATATCAGATAAACTGGGAGTTTATAGGAATGGATGAGATATTCATTGCGGATGCAGTTTTCCGCATGATAAGAGAACGGCGACAAGATATTGTTGATATGATGCAGTACAACAATGTTAAGTCGATGGAGCAATATCGTGAGCTTATAGGGAATTTAGACGCCCTAAATCATGTGGAACAGGAACTCAAGGGCCTGCTAGCTAAACAGGAGCTATCTGATGACTAAGAACTCGGCGGTTAATTTAACCGCGGTTAAAGAAGCGGTTGCAAACCTCTCGGAGGCATATGCAGAGCCGCAGGAACGGGTTTTAAATCCCGATTCCATTGGCGAATCTCTTTTAGAAAAAATGCCTAATCCTACGGGGTGGCGTCTTTTAATTCTTCCTTACCGGGGGAAAGGAAAGACAGAAGGCGGCGTGTACTTACCGGAAGCGGCAAAGAGCGCGCAAGAGGTTTCAACACAAGTTGGCTACGTTTTAAAAGTAGGCGAGCTTGCCTACAAGGATACTGACAAGTTTCCAAACGGCCCTTGGTGTAAACAAGGTGATTGGGTTATGTTCGCTCGTTATGCGGGGTCTCGGTTTGCCATTGACGGCGGCAACGTGAGTATTTTGAACGACGACGAAATATTAGCTCGAATATCTGAACCCTCAGACGTATTACATTACTAGGAGAGAAAAATGGCTGATGACCAAATTGAACTGGACCTTGAGTCCGACGCGGATACTGAAGTAGAGGTTGAGGTAGAAGAGTCTGAAGTTGAGGCCTCTTCTGATGACCAGTTTCAACGAGCGGATAGCTCAACTCAGAAGCGTATTGACCGTCTAACTAAAAAGATGCGCGAGGCGGAGCGCCGCGAAAACGAGGCTGTGAACTACGCTAAAAAGGTTCAAGAAGAATCTAACGGCTTGAAGCAGCGCTTCCAACAACTAGACAACAGTTACGTCCAAGAATACAGCACCCGTGTTCAAAACCAGATGGAGCAGGCTGAAAAAGAGCTTGCTCGTGCGATGGAGATGGGCGACACGCAGGCCGCGGTTGACGCTAATAAGCGCATGATTTCTCTGTCTACGGAGACTGACCGTGCTGCTCAAGCTAAGATGGCTCAGTCCCGCCAGACGGAGCAACAGGCTCAATACGTCCAACAGCAGCAAGCTCCGCAACAACAGCAGCAAGTACGTCGGCCCGACCCTAAAGCTCAGGATTGGGCGGAAAAGAACGAGTGGTTTGGTCAAGATGATGCCAAAACTTTTGCTGCTTTTGGAATACACAAAAGGCTTGTTGAAGACGAAGGGTTTGACCCGACGAGCAATGACTACTATAATGAACTAGATCGACGGATTTCCGACACATTCGGGGGTTCGCCGCGAGCAGCTAGCAAACGTGCCGTCCAGACGGTTGCTGGTGTTTCAAGAAGCAGTTCTGGGCGCAGTGGGAAAAAGGTTAGACTCACCCCTAGCCAAGTCGCAATAGCGAAGAAATTGGGTGTGCCGCTAGAAGCATACGCGAAATACGTGAAGGAGTAAGATTGATGAGCGAAGATACAGATGTAAATGGGCCTATCAAGCGCACTTCTCGCGCAAACCAAACTAGGGAGAAGACGGCGCAGCGTAAGCCGTGGGCTCCACCGTCTATGTTAGATGCACCGCCTGCACCGGATGGTTTTAAACATCGTTGGATTCGCGCCGAGACGCGCGGATATGATGATCGGAAAAACATTAGCGCTAAAATGCGTGAGGGTTGGGAGCTTGTCCGTCAGGACGAATACCCCGACTTTGAGAGCCCGGTAGTCGAATCAGGTAAATACGAAGGTGTTTTTGGGGTAGGTGGCTTAATGCTTGCTCGCATTCCGGAAGAAACCATAAAAGAGCGGACTGATTATTTTGCACGAAGAAGTGCGGATCAATTAGAAGCTGTGGATTCTGATATGATGCGAGAGAACGCACACTCAACCATGACGATTAGTAAGGCTGATCGTCAATCTCGTGTAACTTTTGGTGGTCCAAGGAAGTAAAATTATTCGGACTACCTTCCCACTGAGGAGAAAGATAAATGGCTAATATAGATTCATCTTATGGCCTTCGACCAATTTCCCGTCAGGGTAGCAGTGTATCTTCTAATGGCATGACCGAATATCGGATTGCTGTTGGTAACACTAACCCTATTTTCCACGGCATGGCGGTTATCCCGCTTGCTGGGGGCGTTATTGACGATCTACAAGCTGCGGCTGGTGGTAACGTTTCTATCGTAGGCGTTTTTGGCGGATGTGAGTACGTTTCATCTACAACAGGTAAACCCACTTGGTCCAACTACTGGCCGGGTTCCGGGGCGAATACAGATCACCCGGTCAAAGCTTTTGTGTACGATGATCCAAATCAATTGTTCCAAATTGCTACATCTAATGTTGTAGCGGGTCAGGACACTGAAGCGGAAGTACGCACCAGCGTGTTTGCAAACATTGCGCTTGCAACAGGTAACTCTGGCTCAACTGCAACCGGGCTTTCATCTGCAACCGCAGATTTGAACACGGTAAACACTACCAACACTTTGGCGCTGCGGATTATGGGCATTCAAGACGATGCGGGTAATTCCGATTTCACTGAAGCGGGTATCCCATTAATCGTTCGTATAAACAACCACTTCAATGCGCCTACTGGCTCCATTGTGGCGGGCACTGTTTCTACAACAGGCGTATAAGGAAGGGTAGAATAAAATGGCTATTTCTCGCGCACAACTAGCAAAAGAGCTAGAACCGGGCCTTAACGCCTTGTTTGGCTTAGAGTACGACCGCTACGAAAATGAGCATGCTGACATCTTTGACGAAGAAAGTTCTGACCGAGCTTTTGAGGAGGAAGTTATGCTCGGAGGTTTCTCAACGGCTCCTGTAAAAAGTGAAGGTTCTTCCATCACTTTTGACGATGCTCAAGAAACTTACACAGCACGTTATACTCACGAAACTATCGCACTGGCGTTCTCTATCACAGAGGAAGCTATCGAAGACAACTTGTACGATCGTTTGGCGTCTCGTTACACCAAAGCTCTGGCTCGCTCTATGGCGCAGACAAAGCAGATCAAAGCAGCGGCGATTCTGAACAACGCGTTCACCGCTGGTGTTAGTGCAATTGGTGACGGCGCAGCCTTGTGCTCCGCGGCTCACCCCTCGTTGTCTGGCAACCAGACAAACCTTCTAGCCGTCGCAGCCGACCTCAACGAGACTTCTCTTGAGCAAATGCTGATCGACGTTGCAGGTTTGACTGACGAGCGTGGTCTAAAGATTGCTGTTCGTGGCATGAAGTTGATTATCCCTAAAGAACTGCAATTTATTGCAGAGCGGGTTCTTAACTCCAATCTTCGCCCCGGCACAGCGGACAACGACGCAAATGCGATGAAAAACATGGGTATGTTGCCTGAAGGGGCAACAGTTAATCACTTCCTTACAGATAGTGACGCCTATTTCATCAAAACTGACGCACCGAACGGCTTTAAGCTCTTTAATCGTTCACCAATCAAGACCGCCATGGAAGGTGATTTTGACACTGGTAACATGCGGTTTAAAGCCCGTGAGCGTTACAGCTTTGGCGTATCTGACTGGCGTTCTGTGTTCGGTACTCCCGGCGCAGCGTAAATACGGAAGTTTACTTTCTGTGTTAAGGGAGGGGCGGTCTTTGGATCGCCTCTTTCTTTTTGTTTGCACATGTTGTATTGTACTCATATTCCCTGACAGCCGCATTCTGTGGCTGACTAACCCAGACAGGAGATTATTATGGGTACTACAACCTTTTCTGGCCCGATTCGGGCAGGCACAATCAAAGATACAACAGGCACTACTGTAGGCACTAATGTTGCCAACGTGGGCCAAGTTGTTATGGCTCAGACCTTTTCAACAGGTGTTGCCTTAGACGGCGGCGCTTCTGCCGCAAACTCAACTTCTGTTGTTATCCCAGCAAACTCCCAGATCGTTGATATCGTCCTTGACGCTGTTGGCGCTATGGTAGGTGCAACTTGCGTCTTTAGCATTGGTGACGTAGCTGGCGGAAACGCAACTTTTTTGAATGCTTTTTCGATTACAGTAGCCTCCGGCGTGGGTCGTAAGTACCCTACAACTGAAGCTGGCGGCGCATTAATCTGGGCAGACACAGGCGCTTCGGACTTACGGCTAACTTGGACTTCTACCGGAGCAACCAGTAACGGCGAAATCCGCGCAACTGTGTTGTACCAGCAGAACAATAACCTCGTTGCTTAATCCCTTAACATAGGAGGTTTTCGATATGGCAGGCTCTGACATAAGAACAAAACGTCTAACTGGAACGGGGTCTGCCGCGGTTGGCCCAGCGCGCATTCGGCAGCTTCAGATAAAGACCACAACGGGGTCGCCTCGTCTCACTGTTACAGACGGTAACGGAGGGGCGACTGTTTTGGACATGGATTTAAACGCTTCGGACACGCATTCGGTCAACATTCCAGACGAGGGCGTTCGTGTAGGAGATGTTTATGTGTCCCTTTTTACGGCGTGTACTTCGGTAACCGTGTTTTATAGCTAGGATTAAACCGTATGGCCTCCGATGTAAAAGCAACTTACTTGACCGCTTCGGGCAGTATTTTTGGCGGCAGGGCTCGTGTAAAAGCTATTCACTATCATACTGAAGGTGGTCGGCTGGAAGCGTGGTTTTAAAAAACGGTGGGGCCTCTGGTTCCACCGAACTCACGCTTGCTTTCCATCAAAATTCTGACGACACTCTATATATTCCAGACGAAGGAATGCTTTTTTCAGACGGGTGTTATGCGGTTTTAACAGATGTTACTAACGTTACAGTGTTTTATAACTAAGGGGACCGTAGGATGGGTTTATACGACAACATGAACGCGCGAAAAAAGAACAACACTTCTCGCTCAAAGGCCGATTCTACCGTTTCTCCAAAAGCTTATGCCAATATGAAGGCAGGATTTCCTAAAAAGAAAGCCGTAGTAAAAAAGAAATACGGCGGACCCGTCGCAAAGAAAAAGAAGTGATAGATGGCCTTATCCGATAGCAAAGACTTTGAGCTAGATGTAGCGGAGTACATTGAAGAAGCTTTTGAGCGTTGCGGCTTAGAGGTTCGAACGGGCTATGACCTTCGAACGGCCAAACGGTCTCTAAACTTGATGCTTGCAGAGTGGGCTAATCGCGGGCTTAATCAATGGACTATTAAACAGCGCAGCTTGGCACTTGTTCAGGCAGATGGGGAATACCCTTTGTCTACCGACATAATAGACGTTTTGTCGGTGGTCTTGCGGAGGAACAACACTGATTACGCTTTAAGCCGGGTTAGTCGTGACACCTTTATTTCCATCCCAAACAAAACTACGCAGGGCCGTCCTTCGCAGTTTTTTCTAGACAGGCAAAACACTCCTAACTTGAAGATTTGGCCTGTTCCAGAAAACGACACAGACGTAATAATCTATGATGCTTTAACTCGGATGGACGACGCGGATTCTCAAGTTAACACAATGGATATGCCTTTCCGTTTTTATCCCTGCCTTGCGGCGGGTTTGGCGTATTATATTTCCATGAAACGCGCCCCGGATAGAATCCAACTTTTGAAAGCGGTTTATGAAGAAGAATTTGAACGTGCTATGACGGAGGACCGAGATAGGTCTTCGTTTAATGTAGTACCCATGTATCAATACTTTAGGACCTCGTAATGTCTAAATTCGCATCAGGGAAAAACGCTTACTCTATATCGGATCGGTCAGGTCTTCGGTATAGGTATCGGGACATGCGTAAAGAGTGGACGGGGTTGCTTGTTGGGAAAGACGAGTTTGAGCCAAAACAACCCCAGTTAGGCCCTTTTAGAAAGGTTATTGACCCCCAAGCCGTAAGAGACGCGCGCCCTGAAACAAATCTTGCGGAAGAGCGGAACATACAGTGGAGTTGGAATCCGGTAGGCGGCTGGGCGGACAACACTTATAGTCCTCCCAACAGGCTAGTTGCGGTTAGCGGCGTAGGAACAGTTACGGTGGAAACAACATGAGTTTTACATATGACGAGCTAAAAGCGGCGATCCAAGCTTATACGGAAAACGATGAAACCTCTTTTGTCGCCAACTTACCTACGTTTATTAAGATTGCCGAAGAACGCATTCTAAAAAGCGTTCAACTGTCGTTGTTTAGAAAAAACTCCACCGCAGTAACAACCGCACAATACCAGTATTTGCCCGTTCCCTCGGATTATCTTGCCCCATTTTCTTTAAGTATAGAGGCGGCAAGCGGGGATAAGATTTTTGCAGATTTTAAAGACCCTAGCTTCATCCAGACTTACACCCCTGACTCTACTACATATGGCAGGCCTAAGTACTACGCCGTGTTTGACGTAAACTACTTTATTTTAGGCCCTACTCCGGATGTCGAGTACACTGCGGAGCTTCATTACTTCTATCGGCCCGTAAGCATTACCGAAAGCGCTTCTGGAACGGATACAACGTGGTTAAGTAAAAATGCAGAGTTAACGCTACTGTACGGCAGCTTAGTCGAAGCTTATTTGTTTATGAAGGGCGAGCAGGATATGATGGCGTATTATGACAAACGCTTTACCGAGTCCTTAACCGGATTAAAACTTCTTGGGGAAGCCAAAGAGCCTACTGATGAATATCGGACAGGCAAAGTAATAAGGGCTAAACAGTAATGTTCAACATACAAATAGATGTTCCAAGAGAAGAACCGCTGGTGGGTGTTCAGACCACCAATAACCGCGGGTTTACCCCCGAAGAACTTTCTGTAGATTGCGTGCAAAAGCTAATAAGTGTGTCTGATTCGGCACACCCTGCTATAAGAGATCAGGCGAAAGCTTTCAAAACACAAATGGAACGCACTGTAGCCTATTACATGCGACAATCTATTCGCAGTGATCGTACAACTGTGTATAACGCCCTTATAGATGCAGGGCATCCACAACTTGCTGAACTTATAAGGAGACTTTAAAATGGCTTTCAGCGGAAACTTTATGTGTACTACTTTCAAGAAAGAACTTCTTGAGGGCGGTCACAATTTCTTAAACTCTGGGGGCGATACTTTTAAGTTAGCTCTTTATACTAATAGTGCTTCGTTTACCGCAGCAACTACGGATTACACTACTGGCAACGAAGTTGGTAACTCCGGGTCGTATTCTGCGGGCGGCGGCACGTTGACCCGTATTAACCCGGCGGTGTCTGGCACAACTGCGTTTACGGACTTTGATGACCTGACGTTTACTTCTGCCACCATAACGGCTCGCGGCGCGCTGATTTACAACACTACCGAGGGCGCAGCCACAGGCACTACAAACACTGTGGTTGTTCTGGACTTCGGATCAGACAAGGCTTCTACCAACGGCGACTTCAAAATAGTTATGCCTGCGGCGGATGCTTCTAACGCTCTTATTCGGATTGCTTAAAAATGGCTGATGCTACAGTTGTCTTTTCGGGCTGGAACTCCTCGTCACAGGCGTGGGGTTCTAGCTCGTGGGGCAACAATGTAGCATTTCCAATATCCAGCACGGGAGCCGTAGGTACTGTATCTATTGAGGGCGCGGCTTCTGTACCGGGAACGGGGCTGGCGGCTTCTGGGGTTGTTGGCAGTGTGGCGGTTGTCGAGGGAACCGGGGTAACCGTAAGTGTAACGGGTCTAGTCTCAAGCGGTTCGGTTGGCTCAACCACGGTAGAAGGTAATTCATCTGTAACAGCGGGCGGCATTGCAGGTACTGGCGGCATTGGTCAGATCACGGCTACAACAAGCCAGATCATTCCCGTTGCTCCTACAGGCATAAGCTCGACAGCGGTGGTGGATTCTGCTACTATTGTTTGTGAATGTGATGCTAATGTTAATGTGTCGGGTGTTCAAGCAAGTGGGCTGGTTTCTAGAGTAACCGTTTGGGGTCGAATTGTTCCAGACACTAACCCAAACATTTGGACCGAGATAGCGGCGTAAGGAAACAAAATGGCTAGTACATATAACGGAAGTGGTATCGAACTTATTGCAACAGGCGAACAGTCTGGGGCGTGGGGCGCGACTACAAATGACAACTTAAACTTCATTGACCGCCTCGTAAACGGTGTAGGTGCGATAACCCTTTCTAACACAACCCACACCCTGACAACTTCGGACGGTAGTTTGTCTGACGGCATGTATAAGGTTTTGGTTCTGGGTGGCTCCCCCTCTGGTACAAACACTATTACTGTATCCCCCAACGATGGCGATCACATTTACTTTGTAAAGAACGGCAGCGGTCAAACGGCTACGTTCACACAGGGTTCTGGCGCTAATGTTAGCGTTGCGGATGGCGACAGCAAGGTAATCTACTGTGACGGCGCGGGTTCGGGTGCAGCGGTATTTGATCTGACGGCAGACTTTGCAATGAGCAGCGTCAATATAACAGGCGGCGTAATTTCGGGAATTGCAGACCTAGCCATTGCAGACGGTGGTACAGGGGCTAGTTCCCCCGGGGCCGCTAGAACGGCATTAGGTGTTGCGATTGGGTCTGACGTACTGGCCTACGACGCAAACCTTCAAGGTTTCGTTGCGGCCCTTACTCTGCCAACTTCGGATGGGTCAAGCGGTCAGGCATTAGTAACTAACGGAAGTGGTACTGTCAGTTTTGGCAGTGCTGGTATATCAACAGGTAAAGCCATTGCTATGGCAATCGTCTTTGGATAAAGGAGGCTAGAAAATGGCTGCACCAAATATTGTAAACGTAAGCACGATCATAGGCAAATCCGCCACTGTCGCGCTTGCATCAACTAACGCCACGGCTGTTGTAAGCAACGCCGCATCAAGTGGTAAAGTGTTCAAGATCAACATGATCCAAATAGCCAACGTCGATGGCACAAACGCCGTTGACGCAACTGTGAACCTGTACAGTCAAGATGATATCGGCGGGACGGCATACGCCTTAGCCAGTACAATCTCTGTACCCGCTGACTCTTCTTTGATTGCTATAGACAAAAGCACTGCGGTATATCTAGAAGAAGACAAGTCTATCGGAGTAACAGCGAGCGTGGCAAACGATCTAGTGGTAGTGTGTAGTTACGAAGAGATCAGCTAATGCGTATCATAGGCAATAACCCCGCTGCGGATAACGCAGAAATCACGGCTGTTGCCTCTGGTACAATGGCTGATGGCGATACTGTTATCGTTAATGCAGATGGCACTGTTAGTGTTGTTTCGGGAGCTGCAGAAGGTGCAGGTACGCCTGTATTGTTTAATAATGCAACTACTACCTTTACTGCTACAACTTTTGATTCCAACTCAAACAAGGTAGTCATTGCCTATCAAGACAATGGAAATTCTAGCTACGGAACAGCAGTCGTCGGAACCGTAAACGGGTCAACCATAAGTTTTGGCACTGCGGTAGTGTTTGAAAACGCTACCACGACGGCCTACCTAGCCGCAACATTCGACTCAAATTCTAATAAGGTAGTTATTACTTATTACATCGCAAATGGGGCATCCAAGGCGGTTGTTGGCACGGTCAGCGGAACGGATATAAGTTTTGGTAGTCCTGTTGTATTCGACAGTGCTGCTGGCCCTTGGGCTTCAGCTACCTTTGACAGTAACTCTAATAAAGTTGTTATTTCTTACGCACGACTAGCAAACTCATACTACGGCACTTCGATTGTCGGCACAGTCAGCGGAACAAGTATCAGCTTTGGAACTCCCGTAGTATTTAATAGTGCTAGAGTTGACAACACTTCAGTTACCTTTGACAGCAACTCTAATAAAGTCGTCGTTGCGTATCAAGACCGAGGAAACTCATACAGAGGAGCTTCTATTGTAGGAACTGTAAGTGGAACAGGTATTAGCTTTGGCTCTGAAGTTGTGTTTGAGACTGGTAGTTTTGTCGTTCCCCGTATTGTTTTTGATAGTAACTCAAACAAGGTTGTTATCGTCTACGGACTTAGCTCAAATGTAGGCAAAGCTATTGTCGGAACGGTAAGCGGAACCGCTGTTAGCTATGGCACTTCTGTTATTTTCGACTCTGGTGCAAACAGCACCGCTCACGCTTTAGCTGCGGCTTTTGACAGCACCCAAAATAAAGTTGTTGTTTCTTATATAGACACTGGCAACTCAAACTACGGAACAAATATTGTTGGCACCGTCAGCGGAACTTCTATTAGCTTTGGCGATAAATCAGTGTTTGAAAGCGCCGAACCAGACTATATTTCAGCTACCTTTGACAGTAACTCTAATAAAGTTGTTACGGCTTACCAAGATACGGGTAACGGCAACAAAGGCACATCTGCCGTGTTTACTGTTGGCTCCACCACCCTCACCGCAGAGAACTTCATAGGCTTCGCGAACGGCGCTGCTGCGGATGGCGGCACGGCGAGAGTGCAGCTTGGTAGCGGAATTAACGGTGCGCAATCCAGCCTCACAGCAGGCCAGCAATACTTTGTACAAACAGACGGAACCATCGGCCTTACGGCTGCTGATCCATCAGTAATCGCTGGGACTGCAATCTCAGCCACAGAAATCATCGTGAAAGGTTAAGACCATGAAGACCATAGTTGAAACATCAAGCGGCTTGAGCAAGTACCTTCTTGCTGATGACGTAACTATCACTGCCACGGCAGACAACATCACAGTGGGCGATCCTGCACAGTTCATCATCGGTGATCTGAACAGCACCACGGTGACCGTCACAGACAACGTGACAAA